GCGGGGGAGGCTGGCGGAGGGTTCGGGGTAGAAGTTCCCGTACATGTTCTGTTCGCGGACGGTCTTGTACGGGGTGGCGCCGGCCTGGCCGCGGAGTTTTCGTGCTCGGGGATTTCGGGGTCCGATTCTGCGGGGCATGGCGAAGCCCTCCTCTCCTGGCCGTGAATTCAACGGTAGGAGAGGAGGGCTTTTTGTTGTGAGTTTGGCTAGGCCGCGAGGGCGTAGCGGGCGAGGTCTTCGCCGAGCCAGAAGGACTGGGTCTGGAGCGGGTTGACGGCGATGTCCTTGAAGGTCATCTTGCGGAATGCGTCGTATCCGCTGGTGGTGATGAAGTTGGTGTGGCCGAAGTAGTTCATGACGCGTTCGGGGGTGGTTTCGGGGAGGGTGAGTGCGAGGGTGATGGCGGTTTTGCGGAAGAGGTGGGCGTAGAGGGCGCTGCCGCGGATTCCGGTGCGGGTTCCGAGTTCGGTGATGATGCGGTCGACGGCGGAGAGGGCGAGGTGGTCGCCGGACTTGCCGCGGCGGCGGGATTCGGAGAGGAGGACGGGGCCTTCGGTGCGGTCGCCGGCTGCGTCGAGGATGGCGCGGTAGACGGGGAGGGAGACCTCGATCTTGGCGGGGACGTTGCCCTTGCGGGTGAAGGAGATGGTGGGGCGGCCGGCGTCGTCGGTCTTGACGTTCTCGATGCGGAGGGTGACGGCTTCTTCGCGGCGCAGGCCGGCGCCGCCGATGAGGGCGATAAGGCAGGCGTTGCGGAGGTTGATGGCGATGCGGTTCGGGAGGAGGTGGGGGTGGGTGCGGCGGGCGGCGTCGAAGAGCTGCTGGAGTTCGGTGGGGGTGAGGGTGTCGAGGTCGGGGTGGACCTTCTCGAACTTGACGGCCTTGCGGGCGGGGTTGCTGGGGAGGCGGCTGTGCTTGACGGCGTAGTCGTAGAAGCCGGAGACGATGGCGACGCGGCGCTTGATGGTGCGCGTGGCGTAGGGCTGCTTCTTGAGCTGCTTGCAGTCGGTGGTGCAGTCGCCGGCGTGGCCGGACCAGTGGGCGGAGCGCTGGAAGGTGACCCAGGCTTCGACCTGGTTGAGGCCGATCTTCTCCAGGTCGAAGCCGCGGACTTCGACCCAGTGGAGGAAGCGGTCGATCTCGCGGTAGTAGCGGTCGCGGATGCGTTCGTTGGGGAGGGAGTCGGCGAAGGAGCGGGCGATGGCGCGCAGGGGGCGGTTGTCGCGGCCGTTTTCGGTGCGGGCTTGGAGTTCGTAGGCGGGGATCTGTTCGATCTGTTCGTGAGTCACGTCGCGACCCTAGCGGCTGCCCGTCTCTCATAAAACGGCATATCGGACCGGGTGACGGACGTCACACATTATTAGTGCCAAATTGTCCGCTTTTACGGTGCGGAAATGGCCACCACCGCACCCGGAACCGAAGTCGCCGGCCTGTCCCAGGCCGAGCTGATCCACGACATCATCAACAAGATCATCATCGTGATCGACGAGCTGTCCGGCCACCCGCTGCGCCCCTACCAGCGGCCCCTCGCCTACCGGATGCTGGAGTCCCTCATCACCGAGGACTCCTCCACCATCACGGCCCTGTGGTCCCGCCAGTCCGGGAAGTCCGAGACAGTGGCCGACACCGTGTGCGGCGCCGCCCTCATGCTCCCCCGCCTCGCCAAGATCTTCCCCGACCTGCTGGGCAAGTTCGCCTCGGGCCTGTGGGTCGGCGTCTTCGCCCCCACCGACGAGATGAGCGAGACCCTCTTCTCCCGCATCACCGGCCGGCTCACCTCCGAGCGCGCCCTGGACCTCATGGCCGACCCCGAGATCGACGAGAAGGTCATCGGCCGCGGCAAGCTCCTGCGGTTCAAGAAGTGCGGCTCGACGATTCGAAGGCAGACCGCGCACCCCAAGGCCCAGATCGAAGGTCAGACGTACCACATCACGGTCATCGACGAGGCCCAGGCGGCGGACGACAAGGTCGTGAATAAGTCGATTGCTCCCATGTTGTCCAGCACCGCCGGCACGATGGTCATGACAGGCACACCCTCGTACACCAAGAACGGGTTCTACAGCCAGATCCAGATCAACAAGCGCGCCACGAACAAGCGCGGGCACGGCCGCCAGGACCACTTCGAGGTCGACTGGAAAGAAGTCAGCAAGCACGTCCCCCGCTACAAAAAATTCATCACCAAAGAACTCCAGCGCCTTGGCGAGGACAGCGACGAATTCAAGCTCTCCTACAGGCTCATCTGGCTCCTGGACCAGGGCATGCTGTGCACCGCCGACAAATTCGAGACGCTCGGCGACAAGTCCATGCAGGTCGTGCGCCACTACTACGAGTCCCCCATCGTCATCGGCATCGACCCAGCCCGCAAAAAGGACTCCACCATCGCCACCGCGGTCTGGGTCGGCTGGGACTATCCAGACGAGTACGGGCTGTTCCAGCACCGCGTCCTCGACTGGCTCGACCTCACCGGAATGGAGTGGGAAGAGCAGTACTACCGCCTCGTCGAATTCACGCGACGGTACAACTGCCACTCCATCGGAATCGACGCCGGCGGCATCGGTGACGTCGTCGCATCCCGCCTGCGCGTCCTCATGCCCCACGTCGAGGTCGTCGACCTCAAGTCCGACCGCACGTCCCAGACCAAGCGCTGGGCGCACATGATGGACCTCATGTCCAAGGGCCTGCTGGAGTGGCCGGCGCACGCCAAGACGCGGAATCTCCGCACGTGGAAGCGCTTCCGGACTCAAATGGAAGACGCCGAATTGAATTACTCCGGCCCGCACATCATGGTCGCCGCCCCCGACCGCGACGCCGCCCACGACGATTACGTGGACTCCCTCGCCAACGCTTTGATCCTCACCGCAGAGCTGGTCATGCCGCAGGCAGAAATGTCGATCGCGCCCTGGTTCAGCGACGACCGGCGCATGGCCGGGCGTTCCTGGGACTGGTGAATTACCAACCCCGCGATTACCGCAAATACCGTGGGCATGGATTCGAATCCAATCCAGGAGGACACCATGGCGATGAGCCCCCTCGCGCCGGACCCGAATTTCCAGGAGTCCGCCGACCGCTTCTACGAAGTGAAGCAGGCCGCGAACCCGACCCGGCGTGGTCCGCTGCGTTTCCAGGAAGGGCTGAACACCGACTCCGACATCCCCCAGAACTTCGGCCTCGGCCAGGACCAGGGATACCGGACCGCGCCCGGCCGCACGAACCACAACGCCAACGTTTTCGAGAAGCCGCCGGAGGAGACCGTCCGGGCCCGCGCCCACGTGGGCAGTGCCAGCTGGCCGGAGGCGCCGACGTTCATCTCCGAGTTCGCCGGCGGTGTGAACGAGCGCGAGCAGGTCTACTTCCAGGTCGGCCGCGGGCCGATCCAGGGCACGCACTACGCGCGCTCGAACTACGCGCGCGTGGAGTAACCCGTGACCAACCCCGGGCAGAACACCCCGTGGGCGGGAATCCCGGTTCCCGGAACTGCCGCCGAGCCGAAGATCCCGGAAGACCTTGCCGTTGCTCTCGACAAGGTCGACACCGTGCTGAAGAACGTCGTCGGCGGCACCACTGCGCCGGCGACAGCTCTCAACCCCAACGTGCTCTCGATCTCCACCTCGCAGGCCGGGATCCTCACCCAGCTGAACGGCATCGAGGGCCGGCTGAACAACAGCATCGACCCGGCGATCGAGACGCTCCAGGCCCGGATGCTGAACGCCGAGACCAAGGCGAACTTCCTCTACAACGCGCCCTACGTCCACAACGTGTACCGCACTCAGCAGTACACGATGTGGATCTCGCAGATCACCGACGGCGAGATGGTCAAGGCCACGATCCCGGCGCGTACGTACGACTCGGTGATGCACGTGTGGCTGAACGCCACCTGGCGGTGGCAGGCGAGCAGTATCACCTGGCCGATCAAGACGAAGGTCAAGGTGAAGGTCGAGGGCGGCAGCCAGATCGACCGTATCCGCGCCGTGCAGTCCGGCTACATCCAGACGCACCAGGGGCACTACTGCGAGTTCATCTCGGCCGGCAAGGACGTGGAAATCCAGATCACCTGCTGCACCTATTCCGGTGCACCGGTGGCCAACGTGAACGCCGAGCTGTATGAGTCGCGGGCCGCGGCCGTCTGCATGTTCCTGCCGTGGAATGCCGGAGGGTTCCCCCTGGTCCCGGTCGGTACGCCGCCGTAGGCAGTGCCTCCTGTCCTTGCCCGTTCCTAGATTCGGAAAGGAGGTGATGCCATGTCCATCGCATTCGTTTCGCCGTCCATGCGAGCAGCAGCCAGCGACCTGACCATTGCGATCAGCCCGCTGGGCCTGGTCGAGCTGGCCGACGAAGAATTCGAGGTTCATTTACGGCCCTCGACTGACGCGCTACGCGCACCACTGGGCGTTCTACCTGGGCTACCACTGGAGCTATAAGCGTGAGGCCGGTGAGCCCAACATCACGGTGAACTACACCGGGGCCTTGTCGCGCTACATCACGAACTTCTGTTTCGGCCGTGGCGTCAACTTCCAGTCGGTCAAGAAGTACGAGCACATCATTCCCGCGCTTTTGACGCGGGTGTGGGAGCAGGACAACGACAAGAAAACGACCCTCTGGACGATGGGGGAGAACGGCTCCGTCGCCGGGGACTGCTTTGTGAAGGTGGCCTACGAGGCCGGCTGGACCGATAGCAGTGGCATGGAGCACGCGCCTCGGGTGCGGATCCTTCCGCTGAATGCGGCGCAGGCTTTTCCCGAGTATCACCCCCACGACCGCGACCGGCTGCTGCGCTTCAAGCTGCGCTACAAGTTCTGGGGTACCTCGCTGGAGGGGACCAGGCAGGTTTACACCTACACGGAGATCGTTACCGACGAGTACATCGAGGAATACGTAAACGACGAACTCCTCGACGCACGGGAGAATCCCCTCGGGGAGATCCCCATCGTGCACATCCGGAACATCGCCGTGTCCGGCTCCCCCTGGGGCCTCGCCGACATCGTTGACGTCATCCCCCTGAACAGGGAGTTCAACGAGAAGTGCACCGAGATCAGCGACATCGTGAATTATCACGCAGCGCCGGTCACCGTCCTTATCGGGGCGAAAGCGCAGCAGCTTGAGAAGGGCCCGCGGCGTGTGTGGGCGGGGTTGCCCAAGGACGCCTCGGTCCAGATGCTCAACAGCGGGGTGGACCTGAATGGGCCGCTCGCGTACCTGGAGCTGATCAAGCGGGCCATGCACGAGCTGTCCGGTGTTCCGGAGACCGCGCTGGGGCAGATGCAGCCGATTTCGAATACGAGTGGAGTCGCTCTCTCAATCCAATTTCAGCCGCTTATGGAGCGTTACGCGCTGAAGCAGACGAACTACAACATCGGGTTCAAGGCGATCAACAAGCTGGTGCTGAAGACGCTCTACATCTACGAGCCGTACTCGCGGATCTACGACCCCAGCACGGACGGAATCCGGACCGACGAGTCGCAGCCCCTTGTCGTCGATCCCAATGATCCTCTCGCCTACGAGACAATCATCGACTGGCCCACTCCCCTGCCGGTCGATGTCCTGGTCAAGCTGAACGAGATCCAGGCCAAGCTGCTGCTCGGTCTGGAGTCGAAGCGGGGAGCCCTCAGGACTCTCGGGGAGGAATTCCCCGAGGAGAAGATGGCCGAGATTTTCGAGGAGCAGCTCGTGGAGGCCAAGGAGGCCGGAGCGCTCGAATATATCAAGGCCCAGATCAACTCGGTTATCCTCCGATCGACGGGATTGCCACCGGAAGGTGTGGAAAGCCCGAAGCCGGCGAGCGCCGGAGGCAGTGGCTCTGCCTCTCAGGAAAGCGCCGGGCAAGCCACCCCTCTTCCTGGTCTCCCAGGCATGGGCTCCGGCTCAGACGCACAGTCGATGTTGAGCGAACTCGTGACGCTCTCCAAGGGCACGAAATTGGCCCAGTGGAGAAATCCGAAAAACGACTCCTGACACCACTGAGGTGAACAATGGACCCGTCTTCTCTCCCGCAGACCCCCACGGCACCGCCGGCCGGTGACTTCATCACGGTCACCGACCTCCCTCCTGCACAGCAGCAGCAGGCGCCGGCCGTGGCCCCCGCCGCCCAGGGCACTCCCGGTGATGCGCGCTTCACCGCGGCCGACCTGGAGCGGGTGCGCCAGGAGGAGAAGGACAAGCTGTACTCGCGACTCCAGAAGTCGGACGAGCGGTTCAGCTCGATGGAGACCGAACTGTCCACGCTGCGGCAGGAGCGCGAGGCGCGTCTGGCCCAGCAGAAGACAGAGGACGAGCAGGCCGAGCAGAAGCGCCTGGCGGAGCTGACCGCCAAGCAGCTGCTCGACGAGACCAGGGCCAGCTTCGAGGAGAAGTTCGCCAACCTCCAGCAGGAGCGAGAGCTGGAGCGGGCGGCCCTGGAGAAGGAGGCGGAGTACAACCGCCTCAAGGCGTACGCGCAGGAGCGCGTCAGTGCCTCGCGGGACGAGATCGCGCCGGAACTCCTGGACCTGGTGAACGGGAACACCCAGGAGGAGATCGACGCTTCGATCGAGACCCTCAAGGCGAAGACGCAGGCCATCCTCGACGGCGTTCGCCAGGGTCAGGAACAGACCCGGTCCCAGATGCGCGGCGTTCAGCCGACGGGGTTCACCGGGATGGGCCCTCTGGACAACGAATCGGGCCAGCGCAACCTCTCGGCCGATCAGATCAAGAACATGTCGATGGCCGAGTACGAGCGCTATCGAGCGCAGCTCATCGGCGAGAAGGCGGCACGCAACGACCCCCGTCGATCCAACACCGGTGTCGGCCTCTTCGGCTGAGCCCTCCCCCTCCAACTGAGAGGTTGCAATGGCAAGCGGCATCACTGGGACGCCACTGCTGTCCCCCAACCCGACGGCATACTCGGCGGCTGCGTCGAGCATGCTCACGCCGGCCATCCAGACCGTCTGGTCCAAGGAAATCTTGTTCCAGGCGATGCCGATCCTTCGATTCGAACAGTTCATGGTCAAAAAGACCGAGCTTTCGAATGCGCCGGGTCTGACGGTCCACTTCCTCCGGTACCGTTCGCTCGAAGGCGCCAAGCAGCTGGTCGAGGGTGTGCGAATGGAAACGCACCCCATCACTGCCGAGCAGATCTCGATCACGGTCGCTGAGCACGGCTTCGGCATCGCGGTCACCGAGCTGCTGCTCAACTCGTCCTTCGACGACGTGATGGCTTCCGGCGCGCGCCTCCTGGGCCGCAACCTCGCCACGTACCTCGACGGTCAGTGCCGAGATGTCCTGCTTTCGGCCCCTTCGATGCTCTTCGGGTACCAGAAGCTCCGCCAGCCCGCCGGCTCCCCCACCGCCATCTCCCCGTACGACCGCGGTCTCTTCGCCGACAGCGAGAAGACCATGTGCGACAACGGGGGCTTCTTCATGACGGAAGCCCTGGTCAAGGACGCGGTCGAGACCCTCGCCACCAAGAACGTGCCCCGTTTGGGCGAAACGTACGTTATGTTCGTCCACCCTCACCAGTCGCGCTTCCTGCGCGACGACCCGAGCTGGATCGAGCAGACCAAGTACGCGGCCCCGGGCAACTTCCAACTGGGAGAAATCGGGCGAATCGACGACGTCGTGTTCATCGAAACGACCCAGATCTACCAGGACGTCACGACCCAGGGGAACCCGCACCAGTCCGGCTTCGGCACCGGCTGGACTGCCGACCAGCAGCAGGGCACCGAGATCCCCGTCAACCAGGCGCAGACCTGGAGGGGCCAGCCCGTCGGCACCGACACGCCGCCCACCCCGAAGACCGACCCGGTCCCCTCGAACCCGAAGGCGCCGGTCACCACGAAGAACCCGCTTTACAGGGCTCTTTGCATTGGCGACAACGCCGCCGGTCACGCCATCTCCCTGCCGGTCGAACTCCGAGACGGTGGCGTGCTCGACTTCGGCCGCGAACACGCTCTGGCCTGGTATTCCATCTGGGGCCTCGGGCTGATCACGGACTACGCGATCGTCCAGTGCGTGACCAACTGACCCTTCCAGCAAACGTTGCACCGGCGAAGAGAATCGTTTCTTCTTCGCCGGTCACCGGACCCAGACAAGGACAACAGACATGCCCACGCCCAACCGGAAGACCGTCTCCCCCAAGGACTTCACCGGCGCCGCCAAGGCCAAGCTGATGGCCGAGCAGGCCGCGAAGATCGCCGAGCGCCAGGGCGACATCGCGATGTTCAACCAGCAGCAGGCAGTGGCCGCCGACATCCCGATCCGCCTCGACGACTCCGGCCGCGAGGTCGAGGTCGCCCAGGAGGTGCCCGACGGCCCTGTGCCGCTGGAGAAGCAGAAGGTCTTCGTGAAGTTCAACTGCGACCTGGAGCACGTCACCGTCGGCCAGGGCGACCCCCGCAACCCCGGGATGACCCCTGAGTACAACTTCAAGGAAGGCCAGACCTACGAGGTCCCCCGCCACGTCGCTGACCACCTCGGCCGGCTGGGGTACGTCCTGTTCCGCTACTGATCCAAGGCGGGAGCCGTGGACAACGCGAAGCTGATCAAGCGCATCCGTTCCGAGGTCGGTGACTTCGGCGCTCCCTTCGTCGACTGGTTCCTCGGGGGCGAGGAGCTGTCCTCCTACGACCTCTCCGACGTGAATGTCACCGAGGTTCTCGCGGTCGTCACCGAGGGCGGCTTCCCCACCGAGCTGGTGGCCGGCGTCGACTACGTCATCGACGAGCGCGAGGGACGCATCGTCCTGGGCAACCCGGCGTACGCGCCCCTGCACCACGGGCAGTCGCTCATGGTCAAGGGGCGCTCGCAGGGGATGTTCACGGACGAGGACATCCAGATGTACGTGGACGACGCGATGTCCCAGCACGCCTACGGCCGCAGTGTGCGCGAGCGGTACCGCGACGAACACGGCTTCATCCGGTACGCGGAGCAGCCGATCACGCTGCGGAACTTGCCGCGGGTGGAGGAGCCGCTGGTGGCGTATCTGGCGTCGATCAACATCCTGTGGACGTTGGCGACGGACGCGGCGACGGACATCGACATCTCGACGGCGGAGGGGACTTACGTCGCGAGGACGCAGCGGTACCAGCAGCTGATGGCGCATATCGGGGATGCGAGCAGTGGCCTTCAGGGCCGCTACAACACCCTGGCGAATCAGCTGGGCGTGGGTCTCGGTCGTATCGAAATGGCGTGGCTGCGGCGGGTGTCGCGGACGACGAATCGTTTCGTGCCGGTGTTCCGGCCGCGCGAGTACGACGACATCTCGATGCCGCAGCGGCTGCTTCCGCCGATCGACGGGCTGCCGTGGGTCGACGAGTCGGGGATCCCGTCGCCGATCTATCCGGGGATCAGTGGTTGAGGTGTGGAGCCGACTGGACTGGAAGCGCGGCAGGTTCAACATGAACGCCGAAACCACCATGATCCACAGGGGTCTTCGTGGGTGGCAGCGGCTGGCCGGCGACTCCTTCACGTACTGGCGGTTCGACTACGACCAGTCCGAGATGCACGAGGTGTACGACGAGGGCAGTGGCGGCGGGAAGAAGTTCTACGGGCCGTGGCAGGTGCCTGCGTTGCACGTGGTGCACAACGAGGCCACCAACTCCGAGCCTCGGGACAGTGGCCTCTACATCACCGACTCCCTGCACGTGATCTGTGAGTTCGACCAGATCTGGAAGGTCGGCCTCACAGAGGTCGACATCAAGCACGGCTGCTTCCAGCGGGACCGGATCGCCTACGACAACCTCCTGTTCGCCGTGAAGCGGGTCAACGTCCAGGGCCAGATGCGGCGTCGGGACTTCGTCGTAGGCATCGACGCGGTGCAGGTCATGGATGACGAGTTGGTCAACGACCCCTTGTTCAAGGACTACCTGAAGGACCCCTGCCAGAACGAGTTCACCCAGCGCCTGTTCGAGGACCCGATGAAGCGGGGTACGC